TAAGAACGATGGATTTAATCACTGCCGCCCTCCTTGCAAATGAAAGGACGATCAAGGATGTTCACAGGATAGCCTTTAGTAACCCTCAGGAAAATCCTTCTTTCACCATCAGACAACTGCTCCAATCCAATTTCTCCACTACGTATCTGAAGTTCGGTCCACAACATCCTGGCAAGAAAGTACGCATCAGCCAAATCCGTACATAGTCCGTCATATTCCTCCACCAACTTCCCGCGTATCTTCTTCTGCTTCTTCTTGATCAAAGACTCTGGAAACTTAAGATACTTTCCAGCCCTTTCCACAACATCCCTTTTCAAACAATTACCTTTTCCAGTAGCGAACAATTTTACACTGAGAGGATCGTGTATCCTCAAATACCCGCCCATATCGAAGAGCATATACTTCAAATAACCCGTCAACTCGGCTATCTGGCATATAGAAGTACTGTAGGAAGCATAGGAATAGCCCTCGATTGAAAAATACAAACTATCTACCTTATCACTTACCGAGTCAATAAAAACAGAAACAAAATTTGAAATTTCCTTCATTCGCCTCAAACGAAATGTATCCTTAGACTCGTCTTTGCCTTGCTTACTGAGAAGAAACACGCGGCGAGGATCCGCCGCCGAATCCTTCTTGACAGTAGTCAGAGCACAATAATCCAAAACACCTCCGCCATCGCACAAGGCAACTATACCAGCATGATCCAGGGATATATCCAATCCGATTACAACCATACCCGCGTCCTTCATCACTTCAAACTATCAAGCAAATCAATCTCTTCCGTGAGAACTTTCCTTATATCTTCTCTAGCAAGACGGGTAGCTTCCCTGTAAGCATCTTCCTCATTTCTGAGCTTGACAAAATAATGTGACCTCAAGGTCTCGAAACGAGACAATATGCAGCTATGGATGGCTGCTTTAAGCGATTCGACAGCGTTCAATATCTTGAAATCTTCCATATCTCACCAGACCCTCGGTTTTCGCTTCTCGGAGGAATACTTCTGCTGCCATACCTTCCACACTTCTTTCCTAAGCTCTTCCTCAAGATTGTTTTCCTCTATATATGAAACCCAAGCCTTTCTGGATTTCTTCTCCCCGAACAATTCTATGGTAGAGAGCAGCTTCTTGGCTTCCCTCGGCCCGTTCTGAAATTCGCTCAAGAAATACAAATTGGAGCTGATATCATCAATGCCGTAATCAAAAAGAATGCGGAAACGCCCCTCTCTAAACGGAGGGGCCACATTGTTCTTAAGAATCTGGAACTTGGTCCATGTGCCCAAAGGTGTCTTGGCAGAATTTACAACCTTCTGATCGTGCTTGAGATAGACCCTCACAGAAGCATAGTATTCCGACGCCCTGCCACCAGTTACAGTTTCCCCACCATGCAAGGAATTGATATCGGTTCTGGCTTGGTCGATAAGAAACAGGGTAGTATTGCTGTCAGCCAAAAGTTTGATATACTTCCTGAACGCCAGCGACATCTGCCGTGCCCTGTAGGCTCCGTACCCCTGGTCGCTCATACTCTTATCCTGCTCTATCTCGGCAGGCAGTGCTGTAACACTGTCAACAACTACCATCTTCGGATTATCATTTATTTTGCCTTTTTTCGGAACTATTATGCTTCTAAGCCAGTTATCGAACAAATCCTCTATGCTCTCTGGATATCCAATACCATCAAGCTCGTCACAGTCGAGATTGCATACATCCTTTACGAAATCGGCCGCCAATGTATGCTCCACATCTCCATAGTAGCATTCCATGCCTATCCTTTTGGCATAACCCAATGCGGTGGCTGCCAGCATGGTCTTGCATGTACCGGTACCCCCGAAAATATGGAAAATTCTGCCTACAGGAATTCCACCTGGAAACCTGTTGGCTATCGCTATATCCAATATCGTACATCCGGTAGGAATCCATGCTGGAACCCCAGGCAAAGAAGAAGTCTTGGCGTTGTCAAGAACTTCCTTAACCTTGTCCCCTATCTTCTTGGCGCTCATGTTATCACCCGACTACTTCATTGATTTCTATAGGAACAACTTTTTCCCTTGGAGGAAGGACATCTTCGCCTCCAGATAGCATATTACTCCAGTAGCTTTGTATCTCCTTCCTGGCAGCTTCCTCCGACGGAAACATTGCAGCTTCCAACAACGAAGAACAATATCCCTCAAGAGACTTATGGACATACCTTCCGCTATTTTTGATAACCCAAGCTCTCATTTCAACAAACCTCATTCCTCAGATTCTGTTGCCATTTCTTCCCTTCTTCTATCCAATTCCATTCTTTTCCTGATTATCTCTTCCTCGGTAACTTCCCCCAAATGTCTCTTCTCCTTGGTCATATCGTGGCTTCCTGAATAATACTCGTATATATACAAGGAAACCAAATCCCTGAGAGAAGATTTCCTGTGCTCAACAGCAGTCTGGAGTACTGACAACTTGTCGGCCGTTTCCCTGGCATCTATATAATCCGACAAGGCTTGCTGATACTCTGAACTCCTGATAATGGCTGCTTCTATTGCAGGATTGCTAACCTTTTCTATTCCATAGTTAGATGGAGACTCCCTTATCTTGGAGTCCAATTCGGCTTTAACAAGTTCAAGGCGCTGCTCCTTTCTTCTTGCCTCCGCCTTTGCCTCGCTTACAAGTTCGCCTACGTCGCTGTACAAAATGGCCTGCCTGCGACACTCTTCATCAAGGTTGTATCTATCTATTGGAATTCTCTCTTTTATCTCGTCCAGCAATTTTTCAGTTTCGTCCGCGTTCATCATTACTCATTCTCCTCTTGGCCTTTATCTCCTCGATCTTCTGCCTGATTCTTTCCCTGTCACTGCTCCCGAATTCCGATCCCTCGGAATCATCTCTGCTTCGCCTAACCCTTCTGACAGGAGCAGGAGCTTCTTTACCAACATCATCTACCTCAGGCCCATCATCTACCTCATCAGGCCCGCTATCAGATTCATCGCTGCTTCTTCGCGTCGGCTTGCCTAAAAGACTGTCTGCCACTCTCTGCAAATCTTCCTCGGATGGAATCAACAATACCTCGTCAAAGCTGGGAACATCCTTCCACTCATCGGGAATGGGATTGTTATCCACCAACTTAAAATTCTGGTAGCGGGTATTCAGCCCAGTACCGGTCCTTGTAAACTCAATGTCGCGGCCTTCCTCTGGATCACTTACAACGATAACCTCGCCTGTTCTCTTGTCTTTGGACAAGCCAACAATGTTGTCCTTTACAACAGACGGGGCATCATACCACTTTATTCCTTCTTCCTCAGTAGACTTGCTTCTCACATCAACAACGAAGAACAAATACCTCTTTATTGGAAGAACGGACAACCTTTCGTCATCAGAGTTCTTCTTGCGAATCTCGGCTAGAGCTTCGCAAATTGGGCACGGCTTGTCAAATGTCCCTTTCGGGCAAAGCAGGACATTTCCTCTCTCATCAATATTGGGGTGGACATAAACCCTCTTTCCGTAGAACCCCTCTTCCTTTGGAGGAAGGATCCTTATAAAATTATCCCCAGGAGTAGTTCTAAACTGAGCAATTCCCATCCTTTCAAGCTTCGGAACATCTACATAGTAGAAACTCGCGGATCTTCTTCTCGACTCTTCTATCTCCTGCTCAACTGCCTCAATTTCTCTTTTCGTAGGCATAAACAAACCCTTTCAAATGCTAACTTCAGTCAGTAAAACAAGCCTTGAGAACCAACCCACACAATTGAGCTTTTCCGCCATAATATGTGTTGGTAGAAAAAATATCAACAACTTTTACAACATCCATTGCTATATCCACATCATCTTTGTCTAGCCTCCTTAGATAAGAAAACAGGAACGACAATATGGACCTCCTTATACGCTCGTTGTCTTCCTCAATATCGCTCAAAATATCAACCGCCAATTTCCACTTCTTGCGCCTGATAGCTGGACCTGCCACCATAATCCTGCACAGGTCGATCACCCTGCTGTCATCTTTCGTTCCCTTTACTATAATATCCAGAGCTTCATCCACATCAGAAATGCCTGCAACCATCTCAAGCTGGACAAGGGCCTCCCTCGGAGCTCCTTCACAGGCATAAGATATGGCTTCTATTATACTGCTATCTACATTCAAACCCCCTTTTCTACAAGCGGATTCAAGAACTTGAACGATCTGTTCCCTGGAAAGAAGCGTAACAGGAAACTCTGAACACCTCTGTCTAAGCCCCTTATTAAGGTTCTGAGCATCAGTAGTACAAAATATGAAATAGCAATGTTCGGGAGCTTCCTCAGTAATTTTCAGAAAATTCTGCTGGGCATTGTTGGTAAGCTCGTGAGATTCATCTACGATATAAACCTTCGTCTTTCCTCCCAAAGCAACCAAATCCGCAGTTGAAGCTATCTCGCGCGTAGTATCAATGCCTCTGGTATTGGCTGCGTTAAGCTCGAATATGCTATTGTCATCGGCACCAAGCTCCCTGGCCAGAATCCTTGCAATGAATTGCATGGTTCCTGTTAGGATCTTTCAACCATCGCTTAAGACCGGCAATGACTGAATCGTTCCCCACGATCTCATCAAGACTGGTTGGACGTACTCTACGATATAACGACATTCATATAACTCCTTTCTACCATATTATACGACGACCGCGTAAAACCATGAAAAGTTACACAAATCTAAATATCCAACTTTTCCATCTCGTACCAGTTGATTCCGATCTCCCACGAAACGGAAAGTGGAACATCTCTTTGCCAATCAAACCTCTTGCTGCACATGATCTCAGTACAATGAGCATCAACAAGGACAGCATCATGGATCTCGGCAACCAATCTCGATCTGAAACCATTTTCAACAAGATAATCGTCTATCCTGTTAAACGCATCCTGTAGAAGGTGGTAAGCAATACCCTGGATAGTATTGTTATACAACTGAAACACACTAAGCGGCCCTATCCTCCAAAACCCAGTACGGCCTATTACATATCCATTCTCGTTGTAGAACTTTATCATCCGTTCCTGCCATCTTCTAACACCTGAGAACTCCTGCCAGAACCTGTCAAACAGTCTCTCTATCCTCCTTACTGGAACATCGGGCCAGGCTTTCGACAAATTCTTCGGCGTTTGCCCATAAAAACACGGGAACACCCACTGGTTCTTGCCTCTGTACCTTTCCTCCTTTGGATCGACTTCGGATTCCGGCTTGTCCAATATCAAAGAAGCCCACCTGAGATGGGTATCAACACCATCCTTGATCTGCCTTATAAGCTCAGGATCTCCGCTCTCCATAGCAATACATCTTACTTCTATTCCGCTATAATCAGCTTCGAGAAAAACGTTGCCTGGACTTGGAACTATGGCTCTTCTGAATTTAATGAGCTCCTTATCCCTCTTGTAAACATTCTGAATGTTCGGATCTGTACTGGTCGATCTGTAAGTATCCGCAATATGCAGATTGAACGTAGGATGAACCCTGCTTTCACTATCTATCAACTCCTCATACGATTCTATGCGTTTCAAAAATCCAGTCAACTTCCTTCTACGAAGAAGATTGCCAATAAGCACTTTTACATCTTCATTCTTTGTTTCTTCCAACATTCTCTTAAGTACGCCCTCGCTGGTAGATCCCTTGCCAGTAGAAGTTACTTCAACTTTCGGCTCACGGCAGATTTCATATATAACCTTCTGCAACTGAACGGAAGAAGACAAATTGAACTTGCTCCTGTTCTCTTCCTCGAACCTTCTGATCACTGGAAGAGACAAGACATTTTTCTCACACTTCTTTAGCTCTTCCAAATACTCGCCGCGAAACTCATCAAATACCGAAGTGTCAATAAGTATGCCCCTGT